CTGTAGAAAAGATTTAAAAATCAATAGAAAGAAATTATACCCAAGCCACTTCGAAGTCGCTATGGGGACATCAGATCTAATTTTAACTCAGTATAAGCCGTTCGAGGCTATCGAGTATATTTGTTCTAGAGCATACAACGAAAACGAATCGACGTTCTTATTCTTTGAAAACAGAGACGGATTCAACTTCACCTCAATAGAAAAAATGGTGAAGCGCGAGGCGATAATTAATTATGTTTATCCGACTGCAAAAATGACATATAATCCGAGTAATGCAGCGCATACAAATTATAACCAGATTAGTAAATTTACTTATCCAAAAGTTTTTAATACGTTGGAAACTACTGCTTCTACTGCACACAACGGTAGATTATTAACATTAGACTTGATAACGCAGTCTTATAAAAAGTACGACTACTCACATCTTTCTGCTGGCTCCAGAAAAATGTTGATGGATACTGCGGCACCAAATAGCCCAGCTAGCAAACTAAGTTTTCCTTACAACAATGCTCAAAATAGAAATGGTAAGGCTATATATGAAGAGTACGGCACAGAAGTAAACTATTGTCTGACCAATAAGGGAAACGGCAATCTAGATTACTTTAGAAATAAAACTGTTCGTTCTATTGATACTAGCGTAGAAAGAACACTTTTGCAAAGAAAAGCGCAATTAAATTTTTTAACGAATTCTCAACTTGAGTGTATTGTTCCTGGTAATCCTTTGCTAACTGTAGGTAGAATGGTAGAATTTTATCTTCCTGCCTTTATGCCCCAAGATGCAAACAACAGAAGAATAGATAACTATCTATCTGGAAAATATCTAGTTACTCGAGTTTGTCACGTCATAGCTGGGCAAACTTTACAAACAAAATTGACGCTTTCTAAGAATTGTTTGAATGATAACTTAGATAATTTCGTTGACAATCAAAATTATAAAGATGCGAGAGATTTTTAATGGATAGCCCAACATTTTTAGGAATGAACAACTTTGTTTGGTGGTTTGGGGTGGTTGAGAACAGAAAAGATCCCCTAGAACTCGGTCGATGTCAGGTTCGATGCTTCGGTTGGCATACAGAAGACATCACACAAATCCCTTCTCAAGAACTGCCTTGGGCGCATCCAGTTGTTCCCTATGGATCCAGCGCAGTAGCACCACCGCCAGAAGGCGCGATGGTTTTCGGTTTCTTTGCTGATGGTAAAGAAGCTCTGTATCCTATCATCTTGGGTACAGTGCCTGGTATACCTCAAGAACTACGCGACACCAACGTCGGGTTCTCAGATCCATATACCACAGCAGAAAAAGAAACAGGGTTCTTTCCTAGAAGAGTAAAATCAGCATTTACGCCAGTCAATAACAGCGGTGTTAAATTTGAAAACGAAAAGCCAAAACGCTATCCAGGTGCCGTCGGCGTCAATGAGCCAACGCTCTCTAGACTAGCCAGACCCCTAAGAAACGAGAGTCCTATTACTGGATATCTTTACGGTATTGTGCCGAGTTCTATCGCTAATACCACTATCGATATACAGAGAAAGAACCGTGTTGCTAATGTTATCAGTGCGTCGCCAGATAAGTATAAGTGGCATGAGCCGTTTCCTTCTTTTGCCGCCAAGTATCCGTTCAATCATGTAACGGAAACAGAATCTGGGCATGCATTTGAGATGGATGATACGCCAGACTTTGAGCGCGTCCAACTTTCCCACAGAGTCGGTTCTACGCTTGAGTTTATGAAAGAGGGCGACGTCAAACTCAAATCTATGAAAAACAAGTACGACATTACTATGGGTAACAAGTACGAATACATCAACGGAAAGCGCGACGAAACTGTCCAGTCAGATATGTACCTTCGCGTTAATGGTAAGTTGGTAATCCAGTGTGATGGACTGCAAATAGCATCCGCTGGCGACATCGATATGAAGGGACAAAATGTGCGAATCACAGGCGTTAATAATTTAAATTTAAGTGGCGCAAATATTGGAATCAACGGTCTTAAGACTTCTATCGTTGGTACAGCCAGTTTTACTGCGTTTGGTGGCGCCGAGTGCACAATAACTGCTGCCGCTTTGTTAAGCATGTCTGCACCAGTGGTAAAAACGACCGCTTTGGCTACTTGGACAGAAGCGATTATGCTGAATACACAAGGAATTCACAATCTCCTAAGTCCGCTGCCATCGCCACCAGAATATACTGTACCAACAAAACCATCTAAAACTAAGAAAGCCAAAGCGCCAACACCAACGATGCATCCTACTGCTCCAAATTCTACCAGACACCCAGCAACTAATCGGTTTGGTAGAAGAGAAATAATTAAAACAGAGTTGGATCCAAAAGCTGCTGCACTTATGGCTCAGGCTATTGCTGCTCAGAAAAATGCTACTATAGCGGCTAATACAGCAGCAGCTGTTCCTGCATCTACGGTTAGTGTTTCAGCTGCTATTGACGCAAATACGGGCGCGATTAAGGCGACGACTATTTTAAATGATGCTACTGCTGGAGATGGTATAACTAAAACAACAACTCAAAACACCACTATCACAGCGCCAGCTGAATCAAGTACACAAAAGTCAGCAGGAACAACTCCTAACCCAGTAACAACGCCAGACTATACGTCTTCTAATACCGTTGTGACTGGCGGATAAATAGATGTGTATCACCCCATCAGATATCACTAACACACGGGAAATATTCCAAAAGATGTGTGATGGTATTGCTCTGACCGAAGAAGAGATTAAGAATCTTAAAAACGTCGGATTCGATTACGACAAACTCAAGCCTCTTGGTAATTTGTATAAAGTGAAGGAGAACGTGTCTTCCTAAAATTAAGTTCTGTAATTAAGTGGATTTTATGTTTGATCGGCGGTCTGCCTTTGCTGCAGACGCTTTCGATCACCTTTTCTGGATTCCCAATTCCTTTCGGTAAGGGTTCATTCCCACCTAAAGGTATCGCTGACCTAATCGCTAAGATTAAGAAGGCTATTCAAGAGGGTAAGAATTGGATTAATGACTTCAAGAAAGATTTCATCAATCCAATAAATCAAAAATTAAAGGAAGCGCGTGCGCAGCTCGACAAGTACACCGACAACAATTTTCAGGGACTGAAAGATGCTCTTCCTGGGCTTTTCGGGCAGACAGGTGAGGCTGTTGTAACTGCTAGAAATAAGATGCTAGAACTATTGGGAAATGCCCAATCTGTTTCTAATCAAAAATTCTTGGGTATGAAGGTCGGCGACTTAGCAACTCTTGGTGCTACCCTATACGAAGCCCATAAAGCGTTTGAAAACCATACTAATGAAATTTCAGGGGTTTCAATTGATGGTGTTTCACTCACGCTCGAGCGTATGTACGGCACACCCGCCATTACTGGGGCAACGGTAAGCGTCTTTAACAATGACTATATTGTTGAGCCAAGTTTAACCGCTGCGGCATATCCAGTGGTAAATATCGGCGATGTTATTATCGTCAATACCCAAACTAGAAGAGTAAATGGTAAATTGTTCCAGCAACACCCAACTGGTACTGTTACTATTGATACTGCATCTGATGCTAAAAAATTATCATCTTCTTCGTTGGTATTCCTCAACCTAGCCAATGTTCTACTGAAAACAGATGGCGGCGGGACTGTTAAACTTGCCCCTAGAATGTATGTAAATGTTAACTCTGAAATCCGTCAAATCAATACCATCAACGCGATGGGAGATTATCTGACGGTATACAATGACTTTAAGTATGATGCGACAGACGTCACCCTTTACAAAGAAGTTGGGCTAAACGTAAACGCGACTTTCACATCGACAATTAGTGGGCAAATTAAAATTCAAACTCCGTTCGTAGCAAATAGCCTTTGCTTGGATCTCGTTATTACAGGAAACGGCACCACATTTACTTCAAACCTAGCTGTGGGCGATAAGATCTACTATGACGACAAGGAATACTTCGTCGTCAATTTAACTGATACTACGATCGAAACCGACGATGTCTTACGATTAGCCAACAATCAGGTCATCTATAAGGTGATTGAAGAAACGCCATTAACTAAGTTTACGGAAACTAACGATCCAGAAGCGATTCTTGGACTGTTTTCGAGCATCGACCAGTTAACTACTTCTATGGGTTCGAATATCACTGGCGACTTGACCACAAAATATAAAGCCGCCAACGGAACTTATTATACAGTTAGCGCCAATTCGCCTAAAAATGTAACCCAATCTCTTTCAGCTGGGGATATGGTCAACGCAAAAATTTCCAACATGTTGCAAACTGTGATCGATCGCCTTCACGACGACGCTATTAGAAGCCTAGTAGAAAGTGAGTTAAATCAAGAAATTAACTATATCAACAATGAAATTGAGGCTCTGAAAAACGAACTTAATGACATGATTAAGAAAGACTTGACGGCAATAAACGCCGTCAAGGGTCTCCTAACTGGTCTTTTGAAGTTGTTCGCCGTTTCTTGTTCTAAGAAAAAGAAAAAAGACGGTAACAGTTCTTCTGATGAATTTCTTGAAATGATTTTGGCGCCAAACCCAATTCGCCAAGGATGTGATGCAACAGAAAGCGATTTTATTGCAATCTTAGACCAGATTGATGCTGACCACAACGAACCAGATATCGTCTTGCCGGAAATTAATCTTCCTGAGCAGTTCGAGGATCCAGATCTACTCCTCCCAGACGAAATTCAAAACGATGTTTACGGAGACGAGCCAGAAGAAGTACCTGGACCCGTTGCCGATATTATTGTTGATGAAGAACCGTTTGTTGCTCCCCCAGAACCTGATCCTTGCAGTCAACCGTGCTAAATATAGAGTTCTAAAAAGGCATTTAAATGGCGCAAGAAACTCGCGTTTACAAAGATCTAGATTTAAACTTTTCGGTGCATCCAGTAACGAAAGATGTGGTCAAGCGCGTCGGTAATTCAGCAATTACTGGCGCGATTAAAAATTTGATATTGACTAATCGTTTTGAACGACCATTTAAACCTACCTTTGGTGCTAGAATTACATCATTGTTGTTCGAACACGTAAATTTTATTACTGCTAGTGCACTAGAAACTGAGATATTCACTACAATAACTAATTTTGAGCCTAGAGTAAATGTTGTTTCTGTAAAAGTTGTGGCTCAACCAGAGAGCTATGGCTATACTGTGACTATAGTATTTTCTATCAATAATGTGGAAGAACCGATTACAATTACTATGTTTCTCGAAAAGGTACGCTGATGGCAAACATAGACCAAAAATTAATCATATCAGAATTAGACTTTGCTGATATCAAATCGAATCTTAAGAATTTTTTAAGAGACCAATCTGAATTTAGCGATTTCGATTTTGAAGCCTCAGGTATTAATATCCTACTAGACATTCTAGCATATAACACGCACTACAATGCCTTTTATATGAACATGCTAGCAAATGAAATGTTTTTAGATACTGCATTGCTACGCGATTCTGTCGTTTCTCACGCTAAATTGATGGGATACACACCAAGGTCGGCAACTGCAGCTAGAGCGACAATTGATCTAGAAATATACAGACCAGCCAATAGCACGCAAACAAGCCTAACATTGCCAAGATTTACAAAATTCCAGTCATCGGTTTTAGCAGATGGCGGAACTGCATATACATTTGTCAACGACGCAGCAACTGTAGGCAACTACGATGAGACATGCGGTAGATTTTGCTTCCATGGATTGAAAATTTATCAAGGTCAGCCAGTAAGTTACACATTCTTATACGATGCTGCTTCAAATCCAAGTCAATTATTTCCTTTGCCAGATACCGCAGTCGATACTTCTTTGATGGAAATTATTGTCAAAGAATCTTCATCCAGCAGTAAAATTGAACGCTTTGAACTTTCCACCGATGCAGCATCAGTTACATCAAATTCTGCAGTATATTATTTGCAAGAATCTAGAAATGGCAAGTATTCAATATATTTTGGCGATGGGATAATCGGGAAAAAGTTAGTTGACGGAAATCAAGTCATTGTAACTTATATTCGAACAGATGGAGCTGCAGCAAATAAAGCGAATTCTTTTGTGCTAGCAGACCAAGTTGATGGGTTTAATTCTTCTGTGATTTATCCTGTTTATGCAGCTTCGGGTGGCGATGCCGAAGAAACTATAGAAGATATTAGATTTTCGGCACCAAAATTTTATACCTCTAGTGGTCGTGGCGTAACGTCAGAAGATATATCAACCATAATTAAGCAAAAGTATCCATACTTCGATGCGGTTAATGTTTGGGGCGGCGATCAAAACGATCCTCCAGTATATGGAAAGGTATTCGTGGCAGCCAAGCCAACAGGTGGGTATGATATCACAGAAACAGAAAAAATTTCTATTATTGACAGCATCATCAAACCTGTGTGCGTAGTTACAGTTACTCCAGAATTTGTTGATGTTGACTATAATTATATCACAGTTAATGCTAATGTGTACTATGACCCAACTAAAACAGTTTTGGGTTCTGACGGAATAAAGGCTATCGTTAGAAACGCAATTCTAAATTACAAGACAACAGATCTAGATGCGTTTAATAGCAAATTTAGGCAATCAAGGCTTCTTCGCGGTATTGACGATTCTGACCTTTCGATTAACTATTCAGACGCAGACTGCACTTTGCAAAAAAGAATTGTCCCTGCGTTAAACGTCGCCAGAAATTATGAGTTAAATTTTGGCGTTCCGTTATCTAGAGAAGATTCGAAATATAAGATCTTCTCATCGCCAGGATACACTCAGTATGATACTGATGGAAACCTTAGAACATGTTTCCTAGAAGAAACACCAGGTTCATCTTCCGGAATTGAATCGATTTCAGTAATTTCTGCAATTTCAAATTACGAAAGCGTCCCATCTATCCAAATTGTTGGTGATGGCGTTGGCGCAAATGCATATCCAATAGTTGTCAACGGAAAGGTAACTTCTATTGTTGTAGATAACCCAGGCGTAAACTATAAGGCTGCGAAGGCTTATCTGTATTACCAGGATTCGATCGACCTGACAGCAACATTTAATGTTGCTGTGCAAAATAGATATGGATTAATCCGCAGCTACTACTTTGATAACAATAATGTAAAGGTTATTATGGACCCAGCAGCAGGAACAGTAGACTATCTGATAGGCAAAATTAAATTGAGTCAATTCGCTCCGACAGAAGTTTTAGATAGTTCTAAGACTATAAAGGTCTCTGCAAAACCTGAAACAAATAACTTTGAATCCAGCAGAAACAGAATCATCACTATCGATGATACTGACCCTGCAGCTATTAATATCAATGTTCTCTCACTATAATCATGTTTGAGCATAATTACCCTTCTTCCATAGTAAGTCGTCAGGTACCAGAATTTATTCGTACCGACCATCCTCGATTCGTTTCTCTGCTGGAGAAATATTATGAGTATATGGAACAAGAAGGAAAAACGAATTATGTAACTAAACGTCTGTATGATTACATGGACGTTGATACAACTCGAGCAGACCTTCTACACTACTTTAAGACCAAAATTATTCCAAGTTTCCCAGAAGAAACTGCGCTTTCCAAAGAAAAGGTCATAAAGGCAGCACGCGACTTTTATGACAAAAAGGGAACTCCAGAAGGCTTCAAGTTTCTTTTTAGAGTTCTATATGGGCAAGAAATTGAAGTATATTTCCCTAAGGAAGACGTCCTTCGTGCTTCTGATGGTAAGTGGAAACTTCCACAAGCACTAAGAATTTCTATTGCCGATACTTCAGATATCGTCAGTGGCGGTAATGTCAACGTTGCTATCGCTACAGCAAATGTGATCGCAGCAAACGGCTTAAATTTTATCAACGCAAATATTGTTGCTAATTCGTACATTCGAATCGGGACAGAAAAGCGCAAAGTCGTTTCTGTAGGCTCCAGTTCAATGACTGTCGATATACCATTTGCATATGTAAGTGGAACACAAATTTATGATACGGCTGATCTTTACAAATTAACGCTAAGTGAGTATGATAATTTTGACTTCAATCTTCTAGAAA